CACCGGGTGTCTCGGTGGCGTCCCCGGCCTGCAGTACCACCTCCGTCCTCCCCGCCGGGCCGCCCTCCGCGTTCTCGAAGTACAGGTCGACTGCGTCCGCGCGCGCTGGGGCCTTCATGCTCACCACCATCGCCATGGCGTCGCTCAGGTCGTGGGTCCGGGGATCTGTGGTGGTGACCTTCTTCTCGGCCTCGCCCGCGATCCAACCGTCCAGGTCCTTGTCCCCGAAGAGCAGCAGCACTTGGTCGGAGCTGGCCACCGGGAAGGTGAGCCCGGTCTTGGCGGTGCCCTGGAACAAGAGCGGCACGTCTGGGATCAAGGGGTCGGCCCCCACGCCAGGCTGCGCAGTCACCCGCCCGGTGCTCATGTCGGCAGAGGTGACCAGGCCAGGCATGATGGCGCGGACCTCTTCGCCGGCCGCTTTGATGACCTCCTCGAGCACCTGGCTCATGTTCGGGTCGCCCGGTGCGATGCTCATACCAGGCTCCTGGCTTCGGCCTCGGTGTACCAGCTGTTGCCGTGGGAGTCGCCGTCGAGGCTCAGCGATTCGACCTTGTAGTAGCCCGACACGAAGGAGCTGTCGACCTTGACCAGCGAGCCCGGGTGGACCAGGGGCCGGAGCAAGCTCTTGAACTTCACGCCACGGTCGGTCTTCGTCGGGCTGCCGATCAAGCCTGTCTCCGGCGAGATGACATCGGCCAGGGCCTGCGGGTTGCTGGTCCCCGTGTCATCGAGGATCTGGATCGAGCCGTCCTGCACGCTCCACTCGTAATCCCATGAGGCCGCCAGGCGGTTCAGGACGTGCCTACAGCCGCCGCTGAGCGCGAGCTTGCCAGGGATACTCCCAGAGATGCCGGCCGCGGTGAGCACGCCTGTGTCTGTGTTGGGCATGGCGTTGATGATGTCCTTGATCACCTGCAGCCGCGAGGTCCCGGCTTTGTAGCTGCGGCGGAACTCGGCCGTCTCCAGGTCGATCCCGCCGTCGGCACACTCCAACTCCGTCACCACGTTGGGCGGCACTGGCTTGTGCTCGACCCGCTTGACCACGCCCACGAAGGTCCGGGCACTCACCTCCGTGTAGCCCGCGGTCAGAACCAGCGCCTGGTTCTTCTCCTCGATGCGCTGGCGGCTCCACTGGTTCAGGTTGTAGATCTGGATCGTAGCCTTGTTCGGCTCGGAGCTGGAGGTCTTCTCCACCTTGAAGGTGATGCGCAGCGGAGCAACGATCTTGATCCCCTCGCCGCCGCCAGCCGGGGCCACGGTGAGATCGTAAACGCGGTTGAAGAGTTCGGCGCCCATCAGAGGTCCGCCGAAGGAATGAAGACGAGCTGAACCCGGTCGCCGAAGTCGTCCTTCTCCGGTTCGATGCCCTCCCCGGTGGTGTCCGTGGCGATGAGGTATCCGGCCGGGAGGTTGACGTTGGTGAAGCGCAGGAGCAGGGGCGTGTCCACCACGATGGGGATCCCGTCGAGCAGGGCAGTCCCGTCGGCCTGGGCGATGTCCATGTGCCAGCGCACGCCCCGGGTGTTGTAGGCGAAGGTCAGCCGGAAATCGACTTCACCCAGCGCGACCGTCATCTCGTAGAAGTCCAGGTCGTAACGAACAGGGATGGTCTCGACGGCCATTACTTTGTCCTCCCGCTGGCTCCGGTGTAGTTGGTTCCGATGCTCTTGGCGTAGGCCGTCGTGTTTGCCTCCGCTTCCGCCTTGGTTACTTTTCCAAGTTTAAATAGCTTCTCCTGCTGCGAGATGTACTTGACCAGCTTCTTTTTTAAATCCCTCCTGATCTTCGTCTTCTTCCTGCGCCGCTTGACGGCGCTCACCACGTCTGGGGGCAGCGTCGCGGTCAACGTCTCCACGGTGACCAACTTCTTGAAGGTGGCGGTGAAGTCCAGGCCCTGCCCTCGCTCCTTCGACCGCGGGACCTCCCAACCTTCGAGCACCATGTCATCGAACAAGGTGAACTCGTCGATGATGGTCACGATCTTTTTCTTCCTGAAGATGTCCTCCATGAGGTCGTAGGCGCCCTGGCTGCGCCGCTCCCCGAGCCCGGGCTGGATGTTGCCCTTCGTCTCTACCTGCTCCGGTGAGCCGACGCCTGCGATCCTGGTGACCGGCGTGTCGCTGACCAGTCCCTCGCAGGTGACCACGTCCGGCTTGATGATGATGTGGTCGTTGATCGTGGAGCCGTCCTCGATGGGACTCTCCGTGACCTGGGCGGTGAACTTCGAAGTGGACGAACGCCGCACATCCAGCGGGATCTCGGTGATCACGTCCATGGTCCCGAGGTCCGTCTCTGTCTCGGTCAACAGGATCGAGAAAAACGGCTTGTTGGTGATGCTTGCGCTGGCCATGGTCTAGCGCCTCGCCACGTCGGTCTGAGCCCGGCGCAGGTCCCGGGTGGTGGCGGTCTTCACCGAGTCACCGATGCGCGCGGCAACGGTTGCAGGCGTGCCCGGCGGGGTGGTGATGTTGTTCGTCTGGTTCACCACCGTGGAGCCTCCGACCGCGCCGCCGCCGCCCGCCGCTGCAGGTGCAGGTTGCAGGGCCTGCGGGATCGAGATCTTGCCCTTGCCGAAGAGCAGGTCCCCGACCTTGCCGAGCTTGCCCTTGAAGGCGTTGAGTTGCGCGAGCACCGCCATGATGGCAGAACGGAAGCCGTCAACGAGCCCTTTCCAGATGACCGAAGGCAGCGCCTTGAACCAGTTGACAACGCCGTCGAAGACCTCCACGGCCTTGGCCTTGAAGCCCGGGAAGAACTTGTCGATGACGCCGGCGACCACCTCGAAGGCAGCACGCGCAGCAGCAGAGACCAGGTTCCAAGGTGCCATGAGCACGGAGCGGATCAGGCTGGCCAGGTCGTTGACGTTGACCGTGGCGCCGCCGAAGACCTTCGCGAACTGCTCACCGAGCGTCCAGAGCACGTCGCCCACCGCGCCGATGACGCTGCCGGCCATGCGGAAGGGTAGCGTGATGATCTGCCAGGCGACCTTGGAGATCTTGCCCAGCCACTTCAGCGCGGTCGCCACGGTGACCAGCGCGTCCTTGATCTCAACGCCCAGGTTCTGAAAGTCCCCCGGCTTCATGTCGGAGGTCAGCTCTTTGAAGGCGTCGCTCAGGCCGGTGACCACCGCGCCCATGTTCTGGTCGATCACCTTGCGGTTGGAGTCGAGCCATACGCTGGTCCGCGAGATGTACTTGTTCAGCATTGGCAGCAGGGCCGAGCCGAAGCGGGCGCCCACGCCCTGCACCTGGCGCTTCACGCGGAGCAGATCGTCGTTGAACTTCTCGGCCGCCTTGCCCGCCTTCTCGTCCAGCACCAGCCCGAGCTTTTCGGCCTCCTTCATCATCTCGGCCACGCCGAAGGCGCCGCCCTCGAGCATGGGTAGCAGGGCCAGGCCGGACTTGCCGAAGAGCTTCTGGGCCAGCGCCACCCGCTTGGTCTTGTCCTCCATCAGCGACAGGCCAATGAGCGATTCCTTCAGGAGGGTCTCGTTGTCCTTTAGCTGGCCGTTCTCATCCTTGATCTCGACGCCCACGTCCTTGAAGGCGTCCTCCGACTCCTTGAGCCCGCGCGAGGCGTCATAGGCGTTGGCAGCCAGGCGTTTGAACGCGAGGCCGACGTCATCGATGGTGGCGCCCGAGAGTTCAGCAGCGAACTTGAATTTCTGCAGGGCTTCGAAGCTGACCGCGACACGCTTGGAGAGCTTCATCAGCTGGTCGGACTCGTCGGCCGTGGACCGGACCAGCTTCCAGATGGCGAGGGCGGCCCCAGCAGCAGCGGCAGCAGCGACGCCAAGACCCTTGGCCACGAAGCCGGCGGCGCTCTTGAGCCCGGTGAGCCCGCGGCGCAGGGCCGCAATGGGCTTGCTGTCGGTCTTGAACTTCCAGCGGGTGATCAGCTCTCGGAGGGTGGCCATCAGGCAATCAGTCCTTGACCTTGTTGGCCTGTTCGATCAGGTGCTCGTGAAAGTCCAAGGCATAGTTGGCGTCGATAAGATCTACCAGAGACCAGTGGGTTTCGATCTCCTGCAGGGTGGCTTTCTCTGCTAAAACGAGCCTCCATATGAGCCACTTATCCTTGACCGCATTGGCATTCTCTCGACCTAAGAATCGCTCGAGTTTTCTCCAACCATCTGGGTCCTCATCTCGCCTAATTTGGTGAGCCAACCTCCCAAAGGGATACTGAAGTTCACCTCCACGACGAAGCGAAGAACCTTGAAAAGCGTTCCGTAGCCACCCTGGAAGACGACATCGAACGCCTTCCCCCCGACCTCCTTACCGTCCACCGTCGTGTTTGCCAGCAGCCGCTTGGCGAGTGAAACAAGCTCCTTCGGCTTCACCCTGTCTGCCAGGGTGTACAGCGCTTCGCCGATGACCGGCCCCGCCTTGTCGGCGAAAGCAAGCATGGCCTCGACGCCGGACTCCGGGAGATCGTCGTCCAGGATGCTTCCGATGTTTTGCAGTCCACGCCCTGCTGAAGTTCCGATCAGCTTGAACAACTCCGTTCCCAATTCCAGGCCGAGCCCGGCCGAGAACGGCGTCACGATGACGGTCATCCCGTCGATCTCTTTCTCTTCTAGCTTGCGTCCCATGGAGCCTCCCTACTACGTGGCCGGCGACTGCGACGGCGGGGTGAACGTGATCTTGGCAAGGCTGAAGACCCACTCGCGGTCGCTCTGCTCCTTGCCATACTCGACCGGCGGCGGCTTCTGGATCCACGCCTCGGATGCGTAGGTCTTGTTGGTCAGGTTGTCCTTGAGCATGAACTCGGCCACGCCGCTTCCGTCGTCCTCGTCCGTGGCCAGGAGCCCGTACAAGATCCGGTTGCTGTCGCTGGTCTGCTTCAGCGTCAAGGTCGCCGTGCCGCTCTTGTTTGCGTTCAGCGTGCGGCTCACCTCTCCGTCGGCGCCGACATGCTTGGTGAAGCTGTCTTCCTCGCGCTCGACCACGATGAAGGTCCCGTCAGCGAAGCCCGTCATCTGGTTCCCGTCGAAGACGCAAGAGGTGTCTGCGGGGATAAAGGTCAATACGTCTGCCATGGTCTCTCTCCTCAGTGCCCAGCGGGCTAGATGCTAACGGTGCCGGTAACGGTGATGTTGTGGATGGCGCCAGCCAGGTCGGCCTTGAAGGCCACGCCGGCCAGGGTCCGCGCCGTTTTGTTGGCGGTGCTCACGTCGGCCGCCAGGGGCACGGTGACGGCGTCCAGCGCCAGCGGGGCCAGGCCGCCGATGCGGACGCCCTGCTCCAGGCGCTTCTGCACCTTGCCCTCGATCGTGGCGATCCCGCCGTCCGTGAACGGGATCTTCTTCGCGGCGATGAGCAAGGCCACCAGGTCCTCCTGCATCCGGATGCGGAGCCAGTCGATGAACCGGGTGATGTCGATGTAGTCCGCGCCGGTCGTGCCCCAGAACGTATTGTTGATGCCAGCCTCGGCCACGTAGAAGTTGCCCCTGGTGCTGGTGATCGCCGTCCTGGCAGCGGTCGCCAGCGTGTCCACGGTGATGCTCGCCAGGGTCTGGAACGCCCAGGTCTGGCTCCCGGGGTCCTGCGGCAGGCACTTGCCCAGCCATGCCGCATCGGGATACTCCGTGGCCGACGCGCTGAGGTACTTGATGAACGAGTAGGCGTAGGCGTTCGTGATGCAGGTGTAGCTGGCGCTCGTCGTGTCCGGGCTGGTCAGCATCGCCGGGTCGGTGGTCGCCCCCGCGAACAGCTTCCGGTTGCTCTCGGCCCAGGCCATGATCAGGAGCTGGTCGGCCTTCTCGCCCACCGCGCGGTCGTCTGCGGAGCACAGCCCGTACCAGTCGTCATCTGCCAGCAGGATCTCGACCAGCGCCTCGTCGCTGTCCTCGACCGTGCCGCCGCCGGCACCTGGGGCGCTCCTCGTCATCAGCGCCGCGCCGTCCGTGAGCAGGCAGGCGAAAGGCTCAGTGGCGACGCTCTGAACGATGGTGATCACGTTGAGCAGGTTGGTGGCCGCGACCTGGTCTTTCTCGGCGTTCGCCTCAATGGCAAGCACCAGGTTGTCGGCGATATCGGTCGTGGTGTCTCCACCGATTGCGGTGTACTCGTTGGGGGTGAAGGTCCCCGGGGTCGCGCTCTCAATCTGGATATCGTACTTCTGCCCCACCGTCGCGGTGTCGACGGTGACCTGGATCTGGTCCGCGGTGCGGAGCCCGATGGCGCACTGGGTCGGCGCGGGGTTCTGCGCGAAGTGATCGGCGGCTGCCAGATAGATCGGGTCAGTGGTGATAAACCCGAGCGCGACGAGCTCTGCGGCCCACGTCGCCTGGCTGATCCACTGGATCC